TCGCATAAGTCAATTCCTCTCAAATCGTGACGGTGTGGGAAACATTTCGCTGAGGACGGCCTTCACAGCCGGGCAGCTTCTTGTAGGAGGCCCGACGGAGGATTTCAAGGAACCGGTCACGCCGCATCGACGAACGAGTTGAACGTCGTCGCGGGGATTTCGAGCTTCTGCCCGGACTGTACTTTGCGGAGATGGTCCATCTGGTCGGCTTGAGATATCCGTTTGAATTGCCCTGCGTATCAGCGACCAACGGGAGCGGGTTATTCCCTTGGTGCGGCAGCACCGATCAAGAAATCCCCAGCCCTGAGAAGTCGCCTTCCTCAAAGACCTGCTCGACGTAGGCCGCCACGGGCTGTTTGACCAGCGTCTTGGCCACGGCGTCCTCGACGAGGGCATCGTCGATGTAGTGGGTTTCGCTGAAGTTGTAGACCGGCACGGTGATGTCAACGCCCTCGACATCCTCGTGCGTCACGCCGATCGCACCGCGGAAGTCAGGCGCTGCAAAACCCGGCGCGGGGTAACTGCCCTTCGTCTTGAAGGACTGCGTGATGTGCTGCGTACCGCCGCCCGTGTCGAACGTGTAGGTCGATTCTTTCGGGTCCTTCACGCCGTACTGGGCCGAGACGTCCCAGTAGCCGATCGCATCGGACTGGTCCACATGGACCGGGTCGATGCTGTACGACTGGTAGGCGAGCCCGCGATAGAAGGCCGGGATCGTCGCCTGGACCAGGGCATGAACGGCCGAATCATCGTCCGTGCCCCGGACGATGTACTCGAGCGTGGCCGACGCATTGTTGTCCACGCCCTCGGTGGCGCTGCGACTGGTCGGTTTCTCGTCGATCGTGATTGCCATGCGACTGGCGGCCTACGCGAACTGGATTCCGCCCCTCTTGGCTTCCTGCACCAGAATCCCGATGTTGCGGTCGATCTGGGCGACCCGCTCCTTGATCTTCTCGACCGGGCCACCGGAGCCCATGCCGCGGGCGGCGGCGACGGCGCTAAAGGTGCTCTGGACCTCGATCGCGCCGCTGACGCCGCCGAGTGCGCCGAGGCTGGAGACGGCCTCTTGGGCCTTGGCGATGAGGTCGTCCGAACCTTCGAGACCCTCCGGACCTTTGTCCTTGTCCTTTTCAGCGGCTTTCCGTTTGGCTTTCGCCTCGGCCAGGGCGTCCTGCCACTCCTTGCGGGCGGCGGCCAGGTCGGCCTCGTTGTCGGCCATCTTCGCCGCGTACTCGTCGTCCAGAGCCTGGTGTGCGTCGAGGTTCTCCTGGCCGATCTGGGCCATCGTGGCTTCGTGCAGCGCGGCCGCGCGCCGGCGGTCGGCCTGCCTTTTGGCCTCCCGCTCGGCGATTGTTCGCTGCTGCTCGTCGTCGATCTGCGCCAGCGCAGCCTGTTTCTGCTCCTCGACGAGCTTGTTCTCGGCTTCCAGATCGACCGAATCATCGAACAGGCTCTTGATCCAGTTCCAGGCCTTCTGCGCGCCGGACTTGATCCGCTCCCACGTCTTGGCGAAGAAGCCGGTGAACGATGACCAGGCCTTGGAGAAGAAGGCCGTCGTCTCGATCCAGCCGACCTCCAGGGCGTGCCAGACCGTTTCGACCACGGCCAACAGGCCGTGCCAGGCGTCGTAACCGATGCGGACGAAGAAGTTGCGGAAGTTGAGCCACGCCTTCTCGAGGTAGTTCACGCCCCTGGTCCACTCCATCTTGATCGTCAGCCAGAGGATCTTGACGGCCAAGGCGATGTCGCCGGCCGCAAGTGCGTCGGCGATGCCCTGGTAAGCGCTCAGCGCATCGTCCTTGAGCACACCGAACTTCTCGCCCAGCCAGGCGATCGCCTTGCCGGCGATTCCGGTCGCGTAGACGATGTAGGCGCCCAATGCGGCAATGGCCGCAATCGCCAGTCCGACCGGCGAGACAATCGCGGCGATCACAGCAGCAATGATCTTGAAGACGGCGATCGCAGCCGTGACGACCGAGATGATCCCGCCGATGGCCGTCGCCATCGTGCTGAACGTGAACCCCAGGGCCACCAGGGCCGCGCCGACCCCCATCACCATGAGGATGACCTTCATCGCGGTAACGACGAGTTGCTTGTGGCCCTTGATCCACCGGGTGATCGAACCGGCCGCCTTGCCGAGCCAGTCGGCCATCTCGGAAAGCGGCTTGGCCAGGGCGTCGCCAATGGCAATGGCGATCCCCTCGACGGCCGAATACAGGCGTCGAAACGCGCCGCCGATGCCACTGTCCATCACCTTGGCCGTCTTGGCGGCGGTACCAGAGGCACGGTCGATGGCCTTGTTGAGCCGATCGAACTCGGCGGCCGTCAGTTTGGCCCCGCCGGCGACGGCCCGCATGCCGAATATCTGGTTGAAGATGGCCAGTCGCTCGGCATTCGGCATTCCCTCGACCGCTTGTCCCACGTCGCGGAGGATGTCCGAGACGTTGCGAAGGTTGCCGCCGGCGTCGGTCACCGAGACGCCCAGTGCTTCGACCTGGCTGCGGATCGCCGGATCGGCCAGCCGTAGGAGGATGTTTTTCATGGTGGTGCCGGCCATTGAGCCCTTGATGCCGAAGTTGGCCAGCGCGCCGAGTGTCTTGGCGGTCTCTTCCAGAGTGAGTCCGTACTCGGCAGCCACCGGGGCGGTGTACTTCATCGCTTCGCCCAGGTCGGTCAGCGTCTGGGCCGAGTTGTTGGCCGTGGCCGTCATCACGTCGGCTACGCGCCCCATCTGGTCGGCTTCCAGGGAGAACGAGCGGAGCGTGCCCGCCGCGATGTTCGACGCCTCCGCAAGCTCGGTCCCGGTCGCCCGGGCCAGATCGAGCACCCCGGCGATGGCCGCGTCGATCTGCTTGGGCGAAAAGCCGGCCCGGCCCAGTTCGAGCATGCCGGCGGCAACCTGGGCGGCCGAGAACGACGTAGTCCGGCCCAGCATCTTGGCCTTCTCCGTGAGCCGGTCGAACTCTTTGCCCGTCGCGCCGATCACCGCCTGCACCGCCCGCATCTGGTCGTCGAAACCGGCGAAGACCTTCGTGGCGAGTGCCAACGGCGCAGCGGCCGTCATCCCCAACGTGAGCATCCGGCGACCGATGTTTTTGAGCTTCTCACCGAACGCCCGAACCTTCGCCTCGGCCCGGCGCAATCCGCGCACCAGTCGCGTGTCGTCGGCGAACAGTTCGACGAACGCGCGGCCGGCTCGAATTGCGGTCGATGATACTGTCATCAAGGGGCCTCAGGTGACTTCCGAAGGGTCTGTCTGATGGTCGCGATCAGGGCGTTTTCATGTACCTCATCCATGCCGCCGCCACCGGGGCCGAATGCCCTGTTGAGTGCGTCCGCGCCGAAGTACTCCTTCAGTAGCTTCATGTCTTCCGGATCGTTTTGGTCGGCGGTAAAGATCGGTTGACGGGCGCGATCTTCGGCCTTCTTGCGTTCCTCGTCGCAGCATAGGCACCCGTTGCCGCCACACCAGGTGCAGCCGGGAAACGCGCCCTTGTATCTGACCGTCATCGCCGTGGTTCTCCCGTCTGGTTCATGGCGACGAACGCCTCGCGCAGATCGCCAACCGTTTCGGGCGTAACGTGGATCACGTCGGCCCGCTGAGTCCGATGGACCATCGGATTAAAGTCATCGGGCGTAAAGGCCCGTTTTTTGGGGTCGCGGTGGCAATTGGCCAAAAGCGCCATCACGGCCGAGGCGAGCATCCAGAGATTCTCATTGCGACCCTCGGCCATCAGCAAAAGCTGCCGAAGCGTCAGCGGTCGGGGGTCGATGCCAAGGCTTCCGGCGATTCGCCAGACATGGCCCCACGGATCGTCTGCTCTACGTCGAGGGCGTCGATCCGCGTTTCCACCGCGGTGACCGCCGCGTCGATCATCTTGACCTGCTTGGCGACCGCTTTGGCCCGATCCCTGCGGCCGCGACTCTGGAAAAAATCGATCAGTTCCTCGTAGAAGGCCTTCTGAGCGGCCAGGAGGGTCTGGCCGTCGAAACCGTTGCGGACCTCCTCGGCCGTCACACCATGGGCCTCGAACTGCTGCTGGAGCATCGCGCAGAGCACCTCGCCCAAGAGCATCTCGTCGGTCCCGAGACGCGTCAAAAGCGGCGGGTCGCCCGCTTCGGGCTGCAAGAGGTCCACACCCAGTTGTTCCTTCACGGTCATCGCCGTGCCGAGTGTCAACGTGAGCGTCCAGGATCGGCCGGCTCTGTCACAAAACGTTTTCATCGCGTGTTCTCCGTTTCTCTGCCGGTGAAAGCCCTCACCGTGTGAACGTAACCCATTGCTTGCAAAATGCTTTCATCAGGCCACCTCCACCCATTGGTCAAACTCGGTCAGCTTCGCGGTGACACTCACCGTGACGCCCTCTTCGAGCGGTTCGTTGCGCGAGAAGTTGGTGATCGAGAAATCGCCCAGCGGCCCCTCCGTGCCCGACGTGGTTTTCTCGCCGGTGAGCACGGCCAGGCGGATCGAGCCGCCGCTCAAGAAGGCCGTCTTGATCGCCTCGAAGCCGGCCTCGCCCGGACTGCAGAGCATCTCGAACTCGACCGTGCATTCCCTGAGCGTCGGTGCGGTGGCCCGCCAGCCTTGATTGCCGC